TGCATCCTTAATATTAATTGAGTCTGTCATGACTCTATAATAATCTAAGTATTTTTTTAAGTTTTCCTTAGTCGCATCATTTATAGTCGTTAAATTCAAACCATTATCATACCCTAAAGTGTATAAATTTACTGCGTATGGATTAATAATTCTACCCGTTGAATTTTCTTCATTTATTTGTCTATTTAATTGGTCATCCTTAACAACGTATGCCTTTGCTACTGAACCAAATCTTTGTGGCATAGCGTATGTTCTAACAATATAATCTTCTTTTGTAACAATCCTATCTTGAGTTGAAAAGTTTGCCATTGCATTCATTCTAATCTCATCTATCGTTTCTTTATACTTTCCACCCGAAGCTGGTTTTGGATTATTAACTTGGATTGATTCATTGACAAATGCTGATAATACTGAATCTAAACCCCTTTGATTTAAAGATGTTGAAATTGTACCCACATTAACAAGTGTTCCAGCTGGAACGTTATCTTGTACACCACCACCAGTTGTATATCTAACCGTTAATGTTGTATTTGATGGTGCTAAACCATATGACCTAGTTTTAAGGAAATTGGTTGGGTCTATATTCTCCGTTACTGATTTACTAACATCATATAATTCACTACCAACTAAATCTGGATTTGGAACTAAATCTTCATCAAAATCTGATGATATACCTGCACCAAATTGAATTTCAATTCTATCTTTTGATGTAACGTTTGAAATAAATCTTCTTGATACTTTCTTTAAGTTTAATAGATATGGTGTTGAGTCACGTTGTGAATATAATGAGTTATCATTTTTAGCAACATTCTCTACAGATTCCATTATTGTCTCTTGTGATAAATAAGGGACTTCATACCATTTATTACCATCCGAATCAACTATGTCTATTATTTCGATTATATTATCTCCCTCGAGAACAATCTTATCATATTTAACTGGTGAACCAAAAGAAAATGTTGAAGTGTTAACGACACCCGATTTAGCTTTAACTGTTTTCTTTAATAAATAATATTCTATTTGGTTACCGTCTACTTGATAAACATTCACTTCGGTTGGGCTATAAGATGATGAATACGCAAAGTCAACCACCTCAACGGTTCTAAAACTTGTGCCACCATTCTTATCTGTTACGATTAAATTATCCGCTATTCTCAAAGCATAATTGTAGTCTGGTCTTGTTGAATCACCCGAACCAATTGCTGGTACTAATTGAAATACATCTAAGTCTACCACAGCTGGTATTGTATTTTTAGCTTTATAACCAAGTGACCTAGCATGTGAAAAAATATTTGTTCTTTCTTGTGCTTCTGAAAATAATGATTCCTTTAATGTTACGTCCAAATAGAAACTTAAAACATCACCAACGTAAGATGCTTGTTCAATAAACATTAAACCTGGGTCAGATTCATTAAAATCATTGAAAGTGGTAGGAAAATAAACCTTAGTAAAGTCTATTAGATTGCTTCTGAAATCTCCAAAATCTTTATTTAGATATTGTATTTGTTTTGATACTTTACTCATTTATCGTTTCCTCTAAAATATTAGTTCCTGACTCATCCGTAAAAAAAACTATTCTAGTATCATTGTTATATGGTTGAACTCTAAATGTTATTTCAAAATATATTGTATGGTATTCTAAATCTGTTTTCATATTAGAATTGTAGTCATTTGTCGTAACTCTAATATCTGTTATATTAATATATGGTAACCACTTACCTATTGTATCTCTAATCTCAGTTTCAATATCAAATAATAAACCATCATCAATATTTTCAAATAAGTATTTCGGTAAATTAGAACCATAATCGGGTAACATTAATCTTTCACCCTTTGCAGTTAATAATAAATTTTTTAAATTAGATATTGCTTGTTCTTCGGTAGTATATGATTGGTTAAATCTACCATCTTGTCTATTGATGGGCAGTAAAATTCCAATTGCTTGGTCATCATCTAAATCTGATAAGTTATATCTATATGTTTCTCTTTCCACTTACCATTTATCCTCTTTTCTGTTTTGATTTTTCAATTGATTTAGATAATATTTTACTATAATCCTTATTGAATATATTATCCTCTACTGTCTTGATTCTATTAACTACCTCTTCATTACCACTCTCTTGTACTTGCTTTAATTTTTTTTGTAATTTCAAATCATCTACAGACTGTGGATTGAATTCAATTGGTGATTGGTTTCGCATCATACCGAAACCCATTGCATCAGCCGATGTCATCATAATATCAGGTTGCTTCTGCTCATATTGTATTGGTTTACTAACACCCATCTCAATCTCTTGTCTGGTTTGTTCCAATATATTTTTTATTGGACTCCTACTAGATTGTTTTTTAGAACTCGAAACATTTTTTAATGTTGGTGTTCTTTTGGATTTCTGATTGTTTAAATTCATACTCTCTCTTAACAACAAAGCGAACGCTTCCTTAATTGGATCCAATTCTTCTTGTATCACTTCTCTAATCATTTGTTTTATTTCTGATTTCTTCATGTTTATAAATATATTAATATTAAAAATTATACGCAATCTGGGGGATAAACAAATCCCCTTACCAAACTTATATTTCTCTTTTTACGGTAAACACCACCACCATTTCTATCCTCAGATACACTTTTGGCTTTACCATTTGATGTGTTTCCCTCTATACAGTATATAGTATTACCATTGACACTCTCAACGATACCTATGTGACTGAAGTTGAAAACAACCGCAGCACCTACTTTAGGTTCACTAAACCAATATCCCTTTTGCTGTGCCCAAGCTTGCCAATGAACAAAACAACTCGTTGCCGCTCCCATATCGTTTTTAGGTGTAGGTAAACCAGCTTCTGACCAAACAGCATTAACAAAAGCTGCGCACCATGGATAACCCTCAACACCAACTCTACCATTTGCTAGTATTTTGGCTCTATTATTTAATCCTGCATTCTTTAGCCAATTATCTATTAAACCTGGTTTGTATTCTTTAGGTACATTTCCTAACGCTCCACCAGAGTTAGAATCTATATGTTTTGTTCCGCTTGAATTTAATGCTCTATATTCTCTTACACCAATATACTTGGATGCAGATGTCGCTATCTTTGCACCCGATGGACAAACTTTATCTGGGTCTGGTGGAGGTGGAGCTGATGTATCTTCACCAGTAACCTCTTTACCATTCTGAATTGCTTCTTGAGCATACGCCTTTCTTTCTGAGTGTGTGGTTTTACCAGAACTAGGAACGCTAGGGTCTGCTATTGCTTTATCTGCTGCTTCAATATCATTTCGCATTCTTTCAATTTCTGAAAATTCTAATGCACCTGTATTTGTATTTGCATTTTTATTTAAGAATACTAACTTAGATTTTAATGTTGGTATGTTTTGTTGTAACTTTTGAAACTCAGATTGTAATCTAACATATTCCGTTGCGTTTGCAGGTGGTCCGGATGGTCCAACCCCAGTTGGATGAATCTCAGATGCTAACTGAGTACAAAGTGTTTGCAAGTTTGTTAATAATTCTGATAACCATTCTCCAGCCGTATCCCCTAATATTGCAGGTTCATTTGCATCTAAACCTAAATTAATTCTTTTTGTGTTTCCAATTTCAAATTCTGCCGAAGTATCAAAGCAAATTGATTTATTACTTGAAACACCAAACCCACCACCAGATAACATTATTATTTCTTGCTCATCAGTGTTTATAACAACCCTACCCTTGGACATAATTCCAATTTGTGAACCAGCAAATTTATACTTACCTTTATTAAAGGTGTCTATCTCTTGTTTGGTGATTGCACCAAATTTTGAAGTTTTTGGTTTGACTTGTAATGCTTGAGTAGATGTTAAGTATATTGATGATAAATCGTTACTTGTATTCTCAGTGATAAATTTTCCAAAATCTAATGGTTTAAGTCTACCATTTGCTAATATGGTAATTGGGTCGTTATCTTTACCGTTCGCTTTTTTCCAAAGTGGGTTTTGAGTGTATAAATCACTATCGGATGTTGTAGAACTCATTCTAAGTGATTGACCGAATCTACCCTCAATTAGTAAATCTCCAGCATATGGTTGCATTCCATTTACTACTATATCTTCTTTGAATGTTTCACCAAACTGATGTTCCTGTTCTTCTTTTTGTGGAAAACCAACATCAATAGATTTATTAGTTGATACAACCTCACTTAATTTTGGTAATGAGTTTTGGTGAATATTGTTTTGTATTGAAAACGAATTAATATAATAACTTTGTGCTTGTATATTTAAT